GTGGCTTTTGGAGGCCAGATGGAACACCTAAACCCTACGGGTTTACCAACCTACACACTAGAGCTCACCTCGTCGAAGCAGACGCAGATGATAAGCTTAGAGCTGTGTTCGGAGTACCAAAACTACTCTTAATGGTTGAGAATATGTTCATTTGGAATATCCAGAAGGAATACCTGAACGAGAAGGTGAAATCGCCATTACTATGGGGATTTGAGACCTTTCGAGCAGGATGGCACAAGATATGGAGCCGAATGTCACGAAATCAGCAAAACACCTACCTCTCAGCAGATTGGAGTGGTTTTGATAGATTCGCGCTATTCGCAGTCATCGATGACGTCCACGAGATGTGGCGCAGATGGTTTGACTTTTCTAAGTACGAACCGACTGACGCAACTACACCCGAGGAAGGAATCAGACTTAGCTATCCAACATCAACAGCCAAAGAAGAAGAGATTCAACGATTATGGGATTGGATGACTCACTCAGTGAAGTTCACCCCTATTCGAGGCTTTTCAGGACAAATGTACCAATGGCAGTACAACGGCATTGCATCCGGATTCCAGCAGACACAACTGTTAGATTCGTTTGTCAACGCTATTATGTTACTCACTGTGCTCTCAGCATCAGGGATAAACATCGAAGGAGAATGGTTCGATTCACTTTTTCAAGGTGACGACAGCCTCACGACGTTTCCCGAGATCATTCCAGATCACGAGGAGTTCTTACATACCCTAGCCAAAGAAGCAAAAACCAGATTCAACGCTACTCTTAACGTAGAAAAGACATCAATCGGTCGTACCCTTAACGACGTTGAAGTCCTAAGCTACAAGAACAGAGAAGGCATCGCTTATCGCGATGAAGCTGCGTTACTTGCTCATCTACTCTATCCTGAACGCAATCAGAGATTACCCCAAGCAGCGGCAAGCTGTATCGGAATCGCTTATTCAAGCATGGGATGCTCACGCACCGTCTACAACGTGTGCAAAGACGCATTCGACTTTTTGACTATTCAGCTAGAAGTGGAACCAGACGAAGTTGAACTACGCTCGTATTTCGCAACTCGCGGCCTATCATGGACTGGAGACGCGCAACGACGAATTAAGTTAGGCTTCCCGTCATTTGAAGAGTGCTACGCACTCAACTACAACTATGACCAGAGACGACACTCTCAAAAACAACGCACCTGGCCCTCAGAGCCAACCGGTGAATACGGTTTTCATTTCCTTAATGATTA